GCCGAAACCTTCTCGGCCGTCACCGCACAACCCACCGTTGAGCGAAAGAACTGGCCGACCTACGAGGTCGAGGATCTGGTCGACCCGGTGATCGCCATCACGCCGGCCGGCATCGAGACCGTGAGGGTGAGCCGCGACTCGTGGCAATACGACTACCAAATGAACGTCTTCGTCGGCCGGCACACGCCCACCGAGGCGGCAGCCGACGAGATGGTCGACCTGTGCGAAGAAATCGCCGACGTGATCCGCGAGCATTCGTGGGGCGAGCTCGAATGGCCGACGGGCGTGACGAGCCCGATGACGGTCGAGGTGGCCCTCAACCCCGACGACGCCCTGACCGAGCGAAACGTCTGGCGGGCGGTGATCACAGCAACCTATAGGGTGCATCGCTAATGGCAGCACTTGGCCGCGTGAGCCGGGCATTTATTCGGCCGGGTGAGATTGGCGGCAACCGCCAAGTCCGCTCGGAATCGTTCCAAGCTCGGCTCCGCCTCCAGGCCAAGGTGAAGGGGGCGTTTTTCGACCGGGCCAAGGTGCGGCGGATGATAGACGATATGTCTCGCCGCAGCCTCTCGGCTGCCGGTCGCGACGTGCAACAGGCCGCCAGGAAGGGCATCGGCAATTCGCCGCCCCGGAACACCAAGGCAGGCCGGCGAGCGGTCAAGGCGGGCGAGGTCGTTGAGTTTGTGGGCGGGCTCTACAAAGATTTGACGATGCTGTCGAGCGGCAAGCCGCGGCCGCCAGGCAAGCCCGTTAAGTCGTGGGCACCCAAGCGATTCCTCTACCGCGACATCTACTGGTACATGAGCCGCGGCGTGCTCGGGCCGACGGCCGTGATTGGCCCGGCCAAGGCGGCCTGGCTCAACCGGCTGCACGAGTTCGGCGGCACGCTGCAACTCACGGCCTGGCGGATCGGCGTGGGGGCGGCACGCAATGCGTACCTCCGGCGGTCTGCCGGCAAGAGCGTCGGCCGAGACTCTCGCGGCCGTTTCTTGAAGGGCGTGAGTCTCGGGCCGCAGAAAAACCAATTCGACTACGGGTCGATTTTGTGGGCCAACAAGCGGCCGCGATTCTCCCGTAATTGGGAGCGGACGACGATAACCAAAAACGCCCGCTACCCGGCCCGTCCGTTCATGCAGGGTGCGGCCGGCGTCCAGAAGGCGGCGGCACGGGCAAACGAGAAATACCGCAACGCCCTGCGTCGCGCCGCGTGACGACACCCCCTACGGTCGCGCCTCTGCGGGCCGTAGTTTTGACGCTACCACCCCGCACACCAGGAGGCCAGCGTGGCTATCACACTTGGGAAAGACGTGACGATCACCGGCTTGACCGGCGCCCGATCCGTCTCCGTCACTAACTCTGCCGCCGAAGTTGACGTTACGAAGTTCGGCGACTCCGCCCGCAAGTTCAAGAAGGCTCTCATCGAGCAGACCGTCGAGGTCGAGTGCGTCGATGATCCCGGCGTTGATGCCGGCGACACGTTCACGCTCGGCGGTTCAACCACCGGCAATACCGTCGAATACATCGTGACGAGCGTGGCCCGCTCCGAGCCGATTGACGGAATCTCGACCTTTACCGTGAGCGCCTCGCGCGCCGCCACCCAAACCGCCTGACCTCAAGGAATCACAACCCATGGCGATTACGCTCGGCAAAGACGGCTCCGCCCCTCCGTTTGGCGTCGACATCATCTCGGCGACCTATACCGAGGAGTGCGAGCTCATCGACGTGACGAACCGCACCAACAAGGGCGGCACGTCAGGCAACCCAGGCTTTCGGGCCAACGCTGCCGGCTTCAAGACGAAGACTTGGGAGATCGAGTGCCACGACGCCTCGGGGCTTGTCGCCGCTCTCGGAAGCAACACGGCCACCAGCAATTTCATTGTGATGAGCGTCGCGGAAAACATCTCGATCGACGGGGCGGTGACCTTCACCGTGACCGCACGGGAGACCTGAGCCCGTGGCGATCACGCTTGGGAAGGACTGCTCGATTTCGATCGGTGGCAACATTGCCAGCGCTCGGAACGTCAGCCTTTCCTATAGCGTTCGCACGATCGACGTGGAGGAATACGGCAGCCGCGAGGCTGCCGTCTATCCCGTGGGCGTCGAGGCCACCGTCTCCGTTGAGTTCAACGACACCGCCGATCTCACCGGCGCCTACTCGCTCGTGACGGCCGGCACGCCGATCACCGTCTCGGGCGGCGCCGGGGCGTGGTCGTTTCTCGCAGTGATCACGAGCATCTCTGAGACTGATCCGATCGACGGCGTCGCGACGTTCCAAGTCGAGGCCCGTCTTACCCGTGCTGGACTGAGGGCTTAATGAAAGAGTTTCGCGATGACCAGGGGCGGCCCTGGATGGTGGCGATCACGGTGGCGGCCGCCGAGCGCGTCCGCGGCCTGGTCACGGTCGACGTGACAGAGGACGTGGAGCAATCCGACGGCAGCGTCTCCCGCCAGACCCGCAAGGCACCGCTCGACATCATTGACACGTCGAGCATCGCGAACACGCTCCAGATTCTCCGCAGCCAGTACGGCACCGTCGGCGAGGTGCTCTACGCGATCTGCCGCAAGCAATGCGAAGACAAGAAGATCAGCCGCGAAGACTTTCTCGACGGCCTCCGCGGCGACGCGATCGAGGCCGGAGTAAAGGCGATCGAGGAGGAGCTTGTCGATTTTTTCCCCCCGCGCCTCCGCAAGATGGTCGGTCTTCTCGCGACAAAGATGGACGAAGTCGCCGCGGAGATGCTCGTCCAGGCGGAGGCGCGAATGCAAGCGGCAACGGCGACGAGTCTGCTCGAACAATCTGGCACGCCATCTACGAAGCCGCAGGCATCCTCGGCGTCCACCCCGGAAAGTGGACGCTCCGAAACCTCCTCATCGCTCGCGACGCCCGCCTAGAGATGGACTGGTGGCATACCGCTAACCTGCTTGCCCAACAAGCCAACCTAAACAAAGCAAAGCACGCCCCAAGCACAGACCCGGCCCGGCTCAATCCGTTCGCGAAAAAGGCCAAGCCAAGGCAGGCGACGCCGGAAGAAATTCAAAAACTCCTCGGACCTAACTGGCACGACGTGACCACATGAGCGCTTCAAAGGTCAAAGCCGGGCAGGTATTCGTAGAGATCGGGGCAGACCCGCGGGCGTTCTTTTCGGCGCTCAACAAGATCAACCGCCAGATCGGCAACCTCGGCCGGTCGATGAGCGGGGCCGGCACCAAAATCGCCGGCATGGGCGCGGCCGCCCTGTTGCCATTCGGGGCGGCGATCCGCCAGGGCACTGCCTACCAGTCGACGCTGCTCAACATCCAGGCGAGCACCGGCGCGACCACCGCCGAGCTCGACAGGATCCGCGCCGCCGCGATGCAAGTCTCGCAGGCTCTCGGCGTCGGACCTACCGAGGCGACGCAAGGTTTTCTAGAGCTCCTTAAAGCCGGCATGAGCCTGGAGCAAGTGCTCGGCGGTGCCGGCCAGACGGCGCTAGAGTTTGCCAAGGTCGGCAATATGGACGTGGCCGCCGCCTCGGTGGTCATGGCCGACGCCATGAAAGTCTTTGGCGTTACGGCGGACGTTGCCGCAAACACCATGTCATCCGCGGCCGACGCCTCCTCGACGAGCATCGAGGAAATGACGATGGCGTTCAGCCAGTCCGCCGCCGTGGCGGCGTTGGCTAATCAGTCGATGGGTGACCTGTCGGCGGCCCTGGCCGTGCTCGCCAACAACGGCGTCAAGGGCAGCGACGCCGGCACCAGCGTCAAGACAATGCTCATGCGGCTCATGGCTCCGGCCGACGATGCGGCTGTAGCCCTGGAGCAAGTCGGCCTGTCGGCTATGTCGTTCCGTAACGCCGACGGCAGCATGAAACCGCTCGTCGAGATCATCGGCACACTCAACGGTGCCCTCGCCGGCATGGATCAAGCGGCGAAAGACGACATCTTTCGCCGCATCTTCGGGCAGGATGCTATCCGAGCCGCCGCCATCCTGACGGCGACCGGCGTCGATGGCTTCAACGCCATGACCGACGCGATGGGCAACGCCCTGCCGGTCAGCGAGAAATATAAAACGCTGTCGGCTGGCCTGGCTGGTGCGATGGCAAGCGTCGCCGCCGCCATGCAGCGGGCGGCGATCGCCATCAGCGAGGCCGTCGGCCCGGCCCTCATGGAAATCGCCGGCCCGATCGGCGAAGTGATTGACGGGTTTACCAAGTTCGTCTCGGCCAACAAGGAGCTTGTAGCCGGGTTTGCAAGGTTCGCCGTCGGCGCTGTCGGCGTCGGTGTGGCCCTGACTGGCGTCGGGCTTTCGTTGCAGGCTTCATCGTTTGCCATGGGCGCCCTTGGTAAATCGGTCGCCTTGGCTATGTCGCCGCTTTCAGTGTTGCTCGGAGCAACGTCCAGCCTCGGCAGGGTGTTTGCGGTCGCATCTGCGCAGGCGGTGGGGCTTGCGACATCTGTAGGCGCGGCCATGCTGTCGGCCTCGTCT